AAACTAACCAACAATCAAGGAGACACTAATGTCAGAAAACACAACCAATAAATTCGAGCAAATGCTTGAAAAACTTACCAACGATGATAGAACTGGTGCTGAAGAACTGTTTCACGAAATAGTTGTTGAGAAATCACGTTCAATCTACGAAAATTTATTAGAATCAGATTTAGCTGAAATCGCAGTGGAAGAAACTGCTGTGGAAGAAGCTAAAAAAGATAAAGAAGAAATAAAAAAAGCAGACAAAGAAGATTCTAAAGAAGAAATGAAAAAAGAATCTACTGAAGAAGTTGCTGCTGAAACAATTGCTCCAGTTGCAATTGCTCCAGTGACTGCTGAAGTGGGCGGAGATGCTACAGACAACATGATTGCTGACATCGAAGCTGAAAAAGATTCTGAGGACAAAGGTGAAGAAAAACCTGCGGATGCAGACATCGAAAACAAAATAGTTGATTTAGAAGATGCAGTGGAAGAACTAAAAGCCGAGTTTGAAAAATTAATGTCAGACGAAGCTGGTGAAGAACATGCTAAAGACGGTGAAGGCGATAAAGAAGCTGAAAAAGAAGCCGAAGCAGTAGAAGTTCAACCAAATGCAGAGGAAGTGGCACCAGTTGCAACTTCCGTACTTGACGCACAGCCAACTAAAACTGTAGCTAAATTATCAGCTGCTGAACAAATGAGAGAATACGTTGACAAAGTAGCGGTTAAACACGCCGATGCTACTGACAATGCTAAATCTCCAGTTGCCAAGCAAGCCAAAGCACAAAACGGTGCCAAAGCTGTTGATATGGTAGGCTCAGAAGAAAAAAGCAAAGCAGCTCCAAAAGCTGAATTAAACGACGCAGGTAATGTAAACATTCCAGGCGGCGATGCTTCAAAGTTGACTAAAGTCAAAGACAATGGTAATGCTGATAAAACAGACAATAAAAAAAGTACCATTGGTAGCAAATAGTAAAGTTAAGGACTTATAAAAGAAAAGATGTTAACATTACGCGAAACATTGACATTCGACCAAGCAGGATTGGTCGTGGAGTCTACAGAAGACAAAAACGGAGGTAAGAGCCTTTATATGAAAGGTATCTGCATTCAAGGTGGTGTGAAAAACGCCAACCAAAGAGTGTACCCTGTTAATGAAATCGGTAGGGCTGTCAACACACTCAACGATCAAATCAAAGGTGGTTATTCAGTGTTGGGCGAAGTGGATCATCCAGAAGGACTTAATATTAATTTGGACCGTGTAAGTCACATGTTAAACAGCATGTGGATGGATGGACCAAATGGACACGGAAAACTAAAAATATTACCTACGCCGATGGGACTACTGGTTAAAACTATGCTGGAAAGCGGAGTTAAACTAGGAGTTTCATCGCGTGGTTCAGGCAACGTCAGAGAAGACGGGTCTGGCGAAGTGAGCGACTTCGAAATTATCACAGTGGATATCGTGGCTCAACCTAGCGCTCCAGGAGCATATCCAACACCAATTTATGAACACCTAATGAACACCAAGGGTGGTTATAGAGCTTTTAATATGGCAAGGGACGAACAGGCACAAAAATACTTAAAGGAACAACTGGTGAATATCATCAGTAAACTCCGTTAAACAAATAGGAGAAAATATAATGTTAGATGCACTGAAATCGCTTTTTGAAAATAATGTTGTTTCCAAAGAGATCAGAGCTGAAATCGAGAATGCTTGGACTGCTAAAATCAATGAAAATAGATTGGCAGCTACAGCAGAATTACGTGAAGAGTTTGCTAAGAAATATGCACACGACAAACAGCAACTAGTTGATGCTGTGGACAGTTTGGTGTCAGAAAAATTAGCAGTAGAAATTGCTGAATTTGCAGAAGATCGCAAACAATTAGCAGAAGCAAAAGCACAATACGCAGTGGCCATCCGTGAAAACACAGATGCACTGAAATCTTTTGTGTTTGAAAGACTCGCAGCGGAAATCGAAGAACTACATGCAGATCAAACAGTTGTGTCTGAAAACTTCAGCAAACTGGAAGAATTTGTGGTAGAAGCTCTATCTAAAGAAATTGCAGAGTTTCATCAAGACAAACAAGACCTAGCAGAGACCAAAGTACGTCTGATCAGAGAAGCTAAGTCTCATTTTGAAAAAGTTCGTAAGAACTTCATCGAAAAGAGCTCAACAGCAGTTACTGAAACAGTTAGCAAAGTTCTTACAAAAGAAATTAGCCAACTTAAAGACGACATTGAATCTGCTCGTAAGAACGACTTTGGACGCAGATTGTTTGAGACGTTTTCAGAAGAGTATGCTTCAAGCTACTTGAATGAAAAATCTGAAACATCTAAACTTCTAAAAGTGGTCAAAATCAAAGACCAACAAATAGAAGATGCGAAAAAAGCTGCACAAGAGAATGCCAAATTGGTTGAAGCAAAAGATGCTGAAATCAAAACGGTTAAAGACGCAGCCGAGAGATCAGCAGTTATTGGTGAGCTTACAGCTCCTCTTAACTCTGAGCAAAAAGACATAATGAAAAACTTACTGGAAACAGTTCAAACAGAAAAATTAAGATCAGCGTTTGACAAATACATGCCATCAGTAATCAATGGCGGTGTAACACCAGCGAAGAAAAAGGCTTTGAATGAAGGCACTGAAGTAACAGGCGACAAGAAACAAACTAACGTTAGACAAGTATTCGATAACAATATATTTGAAATTCGAAGACTTGCTGGTTTATAAACAATAAAACAAATAGGAGACAAATAAAATGTCAGAACTAACAGAAGCACGCTGGTCAGATACAAAAGCAGCATTGCTTGAAGGATTATCAGGTCACAAGAAATCTGTGATGGAAGTTACTCTTGAAAATACTAGAAAGTATATCAATGAGTCGGCTTCAACTGGAGCTACTTCAGCAGGAAACGTTGCTACTCTAAACAGAGTAATTTTACCAGTAATAAGAAGGGTTATGCCAACTGTAATCGCCAACGAATTAGTAGGCGTACAGCCAATGACTGGCCCAGTGGGACAAATCCACACACTAAGAGTAAGATACGCAGAAGCATCAAGCGGTACAACAACAACTACTGCTGGTGAAGAAGCTTTATCACCATTCAAAATCGCAGAAGCATATTCTGGCGACAACTCAACTACTAAAGCAGGCACATCAGCAGCTTTAGAAGGTACAGGTGGTAAAAAACTATCTATCCAAATCTTGAAGCAAACAGTAGAAGCTAAGAGCAGAAAATTATCTGCTACTTGGACTTTTGAATCTGCTCAAGACGCTCAAGCACAACAAGGCATCGACATCGAAGCTGAGATCATGGCTGCATTAGCACAAGAGATCACTGCTGAGATTGACCAAGAAGTTATCGGTTCATTGTACTCTTTGGCATCAGGCAACGTAGAAGCCTATGACCAAACAGCGGTATCAGGAACTGCTACTTTCGTTGGTGACGAACACGCTGCATTAGCTGTGTTGATCAACAGACAAGCGAATAAAATCGCTCAAAGAACAAGAAGAGGCGCTGGAAACTACGCTGTAGTATCTCCTTACGCTTTGACTATACTTCAATCAGCTACAACTTCAGCGTTCGCAAGAACAACTGAAGGTGCTTTTGAAGCTCCAACTAACAACAAATTAGTAGGAACTTTAAACTCAGCTATGAAAGTATACGTTAACACTTACGCTTCAGACGCTACGGATGTTATCGTAGGATACAAAGGTTCATCAGAAGCTGATGCTCCTGCATTCTACTGCCCATACATTCCTTTAATGTCATCAGGTGTTGTTCTTAACCCATCAACTTTCGAACCAACTGTTTCTTTCTTAACAAGATACGGTTACGTAGAATTGTCAAACACAGCATCATCTTTAGGTAATGCTGCTGACTACTTGGGAAGAGTATCAATCACTGGCGTAACGTTCTACTAATAGAGCGAGACCAAGATCTAAAATGAG